CCCGATATGCCAAGAAGATGGTTCGTCCGGATATGTACGGTCTCGTAATCGTTCAAGACTTAGTATAAAAATACTTTCTCCTTGAAAATATGCCCTCCCACAATTGTGGGGGGGTTTTGTGTTTTGAAAACTACTTATTGCTAGGAGGAAGTTCGTAATGGCTTTACCAACTTTAACACCCGCTAGTCAGATGAGCAAGGCTATTTTGCCACCAACTGGAAATGTGGCTGCGGTATCCGCACAGTTACCACTCACGGTCTATTCGGACTCGAATGCCTTCCTTTCCGGTGCGGCTGATCAGGTCGCCTACACCTTTAAGAAAATAGGCGGCGATGTCCTAGATATCGAACTGAAAACGGGGAATGTATATGCGAACTATCAAGAGGCCGTACTAGAATACAGCTACCTTGTTAATCTGCACCAATCAAAAAACATTTTATCAGATGTTCTGGGGCAAACCACGGGTACATTTGACCAAGACGGTCAGAGTGTATCTGGACCATCAGGTGTGAATTTAAAATTCCCTCGTGTAATGTTTGAATATGAGAAAAGAGTTGCTGATTACTATTCCTTCGAGGCAAATGTGGGAGGAACGATCCCCATATACTCAGCTTCTTTTCAATTGCAAGAAGGAGAACAAGATTACGATTTACAGTCCATCATTTCCGGCTCTTCCGCATCAGGAACGGAACCAAATGGAGACCCAGCACCATTTGCTGGTATAGTGGGCGACAAGAGAGTCATTGTTAAAAAGGTTTATTATAAGACTCCGCAGGCTATGTGGCGATTTTTCGGTTATTTCGGTGGTTTAAACGTCGTCGGCAACTTAAACTATTATGGGCAATATACGGATGATTCAAGTTTTGAGCTGGTTCCAGCTTGGCAAAACAAGCTTCAAGCAATGGCATTTGAAGATCATCTTTACACCCGGTTATCTCACTATTCATACGAATTAAAAGACAATAAGTTAAGATTATATCCAGCCCCACAATTGTTGAGTACCTACCGGTATATGTGGGTAGATTTTTCTGTCATACCTAATAGCTGGGAAGAATCTGGAGATTCGGATTCCGGAATTGGCGGAATCAACAATATGAATACACTCCCTTTCGATAATATCCCATATGAGAATATTAATGCGATAGGTAAACAGTGGATTAGGAGATTTGCCTTGGCACTATCAAAAGAAACACTGGCACAAATAAGGGGAAAATTTCAAACAATTCCAATTCCTGGAGAATCTGTCACCCTAAACGCATCGGAACTTTTATCTCAGTCGAAAGACGAGCAAGAAAAGTTGAGAGAAGAGTTAAAAACGATCCTAGACGAATTAACATATGCAGAGTTGGCAAAAAGAGATTCAGAAAAAACAGAAGCAGTGAATACGGTGCAAAAAAGAATACCTAATATTATCTTCCAGGGGTAAAAATGAGCAGCAAAAAAGAACAAAATGATGATTTTCGACCATATTATCCCAAAAAGGATGACCCAACAAAGCCACCCTTAAAAGAAATTTCTTTTATGCCCTCGACAATTGAGACCATTGACTTCGCCTTATACGATTGGCTTAACGAAGAATTAAACATATTTTGCACAACAAATGATGGGTGGAAAAAGGTTCCTCTTATATGGTCGATGCCAGAAAGGGCTTTCCAGACAAAAGATAATAAAGATTTGAGAAATGCTGATGATATCTTCACACTGCCGGTCATCAGTATCGATAGAAGCTCTTTGATTAAAGACCCGAACATGAAGGGGGTTGCTTGGTCACACCTTCCCAGGCAAAATGATGCCAAAGGGGGAACTCTCACGGTAGCAAGAAGAATACAGCAAGAGAAAACATCTAATTTTGCTGATGCCGATGCCAAGAGAAGATTTGACCAGCGAACTTATCCACTTAAGAACGAAAAAATTGTATATGAAACTGTAACAATGCCTCTTCCTACATATGTCGTCGCAAACTATAAATTAACCATTACGACAGAATATCAACAACAAATGAATGAAATTTTTACACCCTTTATGTCATACACCGGACAAATTAATAACTTTTTCATAAACCGTGATGGCCATAGATTTGAGGGATTCGTAGACGGACAGTTTGGATTAGAAAATAACATTTCACAACTTGGAGAAGAAGAGCGAAAATATAAAACAGTCATTAATCTTAAGATTTTAGGATACTTGATGGGTTCCGATAAGAATGATAATCAGCCAAAAGTAACAATTCGAGAATCTGCAGCAGAACTTAGATTTACAAGAGAGCGCGTTGTTTTTGGTGATAAGAAGGAATATTAGTCATGGCTGATGAAGAAAATAAGTGGACAAAGCCATCCAATCCTCCCCCTCCTCTTTTTCTAGGCGAGCGGGAAAGAAATCTTGTTAAGCAGGTTAACGATGAGCTTATAGAAAGGGTCATCGGGCAGGCGATTACTTATTTACCGATTTCTATGGAGAGAACAAATTTTCACCCTCTCTACGGAGAGGCAATAGAGAAGTCGTTTTTGCCGCCAATCCGAGTATATGCTTTGGTGGAATTCGAAAATAAAACAACCATAACGACTGATTACGGCATCGATAAGGACTACTCAATCATTGTTAGATTTCATAACCGTAGGTTGCACGAAGATCAGAACTTGTTCATAAGGGAAGGGGATTATGTCCAATATGGCACCTCTTTCTTTGAAATCGTCACACTTACGGAAGATAGAGATTTGTTCGGTCAAGTCGACCACAGATTTCAATTAATCGCCAAGTGCATAAAGACAAGAAGAGGGCTGATAAACTTGGATGTGTTGCCCACAACTACAGTTTCAGCCCTGACCGATAGCTACGAAGCAGAGGTTGCCCCTACCGCCTCTGAAGCCGAAGCCGAAGCAAGTCCCGTAACAAGTGTTGTTAGAATTGTATATTGTGAGGATGCCACCATGGATATTTCTTCAGGGACTTCTCTAAATTCTCTTCTTAGTGCACCCACCTCTCTATCTTTAGAGACGGCAGCTGTTTATCTGGGCGGATTAAGGCAGAAATTGACAGATAGTCCAGTAACTGGCGAATTTTATATTGTTTCGGGGGAGCTTTACAGCAGTTTCGACATTTTAACTGGAGAAAGATTAACTTTGGAGGTTCTAACTTTAGTATGAGTATTTTTAGAGAACACAAATCAATAGCCGACCGTTCTGCGGCAGATAGAAAAAGACATAAGGAAAAAATAGATAGGGCACTCCGCGACGGAATAAAAGGAGTTATTGCCGAAGAATCTATCATAGGTCAAAATGGCAAAAAGAAAGTAAAAATTCCAGTTAAGGGCATCAAGGAATATCAGTTTGTCTTTGGGGATAATAAAAATAATAAAAAAACAGGTTCCGCTGGAGATAAGAAGATTAAGAGAGGGCAGGTCTTACGCAGAGGAAAGAAGGACCAGAAGTCAAATCAGGCAGGAAAGGAAGGGTCGAACGAACAAGGCGAAGAATATTATGAAGTGGAAGTGACACTGGAAGAGTTGGCTGAATACCTTTTCATGGATCTGGAACTGCCCGACCTTGAAAAAAAGAAATTTAGATATATAAAAACACAAAGGCTAAAAAGAAGCGGTTTTAGAAAAAAGGGCATGCGCTCTAGGCTTTCCAAAAAAGAAACTATAAAAAGAAAGATAAGAAGAAAAAAGCGCGCCACCGCTGCAGGCACCTACGATCCCGAAGGCGAAGAGAGATTCCCCTTCCACGAAGACGATTTGAAGTACAAGCACATGAAATTAAAGCCCGAAGAGAACAACTCCGCAGTTATATTCTTCTTGATGGATGTGTCCGGATCAATGACAAAGGATAAGAAGTACATTGCCAGAAGCTTTTATTTCTTGTTGTATCAATTCCTCCGATACAAATACGATAATATAGAAGTTGTATTTATTTCGCACTCGACAGAGGCAAAAGAAGTTAATGAAGACGATTTCTTTAAAAAAGCAACAAGTGGTGGAACCCTGATGTCTACCGCACTGGAACTAGAGAAAGAAATAATAAATAAGAGATATCACCCTTCCAGCTGGAATATATACACTTTTTATTCTGGCGATGGAGAAAACTGGTCTTATGACGATGAAAAGACACTAAAATTGTTTTCGGAACTAAAAGAAGTAAATCAGATGATGTGTTATGCCGAAATTGACCCGCACTCTATAGAAGAGTCAGAATTGTCATTTTTGTCGAGATCTTTTAATTATAATGTTAGTGAGGCGAGCAAGATGTGGATGAAGATAAATAAAGTATTGGGAGATGGCTTTAAAAAAGTAAAGCTTACAAAGCCAGAACACATCTGGCCATCATTCCGTGAATTATTTGGAGGAAAGCCATGAAAGATTGGTCTGTAAAGGAGCTGGAAAGGTGGGATGATGAAATTTGTAAAATTGCAAAGGAAAAATATAACCTAGATTGGTTTCCTATCGAATATGAAATTTTAAATTATCACGAGATGATCGGGGCTATGGCTTATACAGGCTTACCTACCCACTATCGCCATTGGTCGTTTGGCAAGTCTTTCGAGAGGACAATTACTCGCTATAACTTGGGAATGGAGGGTTTGCCATACGAGATGATCATTAATGCTGACCCCTCGATCGCCTATTTGATGCTTGAGAATCCAATGAGTACCCATTTATTAACAATGGCTCACTGTGTGGGTCATTCTGATTTTTTCAAAAATAACAGAATGTTCAGGCATACTGATCCGGCCAATATTATAGCAAATTTCAAATCAGCTGCAAAGAGAGTTCAGTCGTACATAGAGGATCCGAGTATTGGGATAGAAAAGGTAGAAAGAATGCTGGATGCATGTCACTCCATA